AATCTCCCCTTCGGCACCACCACAAAATATTATGCCGAAGTGGTGGAATTGGTAGACACGCTAGACTTAGGATCTAGTGCCGCAAGGCGTGGAAGTTCAAGTCTTCTCTTCGGTACCATAATAAAAACAGGGAGTTAGCCAAATAGGTTAGCCCCCTGTTTTGTTTTAGGGTAACAGAAAGGGTAACATTTCCGTTTTTATGTTACCCTTCTTTTGTTACATCTGGTTTAGCAAAAAGGAACTCTTCAAATATCTTGGCAGCCTCGATTTGGTCAGCTTGATCAACCGTATTGTATCTGTCAAACATTTCCCGGGTTGAATGACCTGTTATTTTCATGATGACTGTATCATGGACACCTGATTTTCTCATGAACGTATTAAATGTGTGCCTAAGATCATGCGGAGTGATACCATTTTTAGTGTTTCTGCCATAGGGTATGCCAACACCTTCACACGCTTTCTTCAAGCTGGCCCGGATACTTTTTAGGGGCTTTCCTTTATAAAGAAAAACATGGTCATCATGTAGCGCCCTGGGAATGTTTTCCAGGGTTTTGAATAGCATGTCAGGAATGGGGATAACTCTCTTTTCTTTATCCTTGGTCTGTTCAGGTTCAAGGTCAATCTTTCTTTCTTTTAAGAAGACTTGGTTCCATCTCAAAGATGTTATTTCTCCCATTCTCATACCTGTGAAAAAACCAGTTAAAAAGATGTTTCTTGCATGGTAGGGTAGGGCATCAAATAAAAGCCTGAACTCTTCCATAGATAAAACCCTATCCCTTGCATTATCTTCTTTATTCGTAAGTAGCTTATTGACCTTTTTAAATGGCTTCAGAGAATCCCCGGAAACTTTGTTATTGTCCCAGGCCTCTTTTATCATGCCACTGGCAGCACCTATTTCCTGATCAATGTAAGAAGCGGATTTCCCCTGTTCTTGCCTTTGAATCTGATAATTTTCAAGATCTTCTTTTTCAATATCTTTTATCGGCTTATCACCAAAAACTTGATTAAAGGACTTGAGATTAATTTTTAAAACCTCATAGTATGCAAGTTTTTTCTTTTTAGGTAGAGCAAGAAACCATTCAGTTAATTCATTAAAAGTTATTTTTGACTCAGGAAGCATATCAAGTATCCGGCCTTCCTTCTTTTGGGCCTTTCGCTTTCCATCGCCCGCCCTGGCAACTTCAATGGAATGTCCAGAATACTCTTTCCTTTGTCTACCATCTGGCATTCTGTACTGTATCCAGTATCGGATTTTTTCTTTTTGTTTTTTTAGCTTGTCCAGGTCAGCACCACACTTGCAGGCTTTCCGTTTTAGTGAAAGATATTTTTTACATATGGGGCATTCTATTAAGACTGTCATTTTGAACCTCCCTGGGGTAACAAAAAATGTTACCCTTACTATATGCTTGTAAAAGAATTTTTAAAATCATATTTTTTAAAATTTTCTTTCTAAGGAGCAAAAGCCCCAAAAGGAGCAAAAGAGGTAAATTACAAGAAACAAATGGCATGAAGTTATTTAATTAAAAAAAAGTATTGACAATGAATCTTAAAATGATTTATGATTAGTTATGAAAAAAATATCATACAATAAAAAAAGTATAGCAGAGATTACGGGGCTAATTGACCGTCAAGTTCAGTTCTATACAGAACAAGGGGTTATTACACCGGAAATTGATTTAGGCCAGGGCAGGGGGAAAACAAGGCTGTATTCAAGTCATAACCTTTTCCAATTTGGAATAATCAAGGAACTGGTGGATTTTGGACTGACTGTCCACAAGGTAAAATTCATAATCGAATTTTTAGATACAACTGCATATAGAGAATTTCCTGGTGTTTTTGATTCAGGTAGCCAGCCGAACATATATCTTAAATTTTTTCCGTCAGATAATTATCGTGTTGAACTTTCCAGTTTAGGAGAGGAAGACAATGTTTTGAAAATCACAGAATTAATCGGAATTTCAAGTTGTTTTGTCATTAATCTGCGGGAGGTCCACAGCCGTTTAAAGAGGTAATATTTTTTTGCAATATTTGAATCATAAAATGATTCATGATTTATAAGGAGAGAAAAAAATGGGTAAAAAACTCAGCACCAAAGAGGCAGCTAAACGTCTTGGGAAAAAAAATCATCAAACACTTGCCAACTGGAGAAGCCAGGGGAAAGGCCCTGTTTATCACAAGATGCTTGGCAGGGTGTTTTATTATGAAAGTGACCTTGATCGGTTTGAGAATGCTCAGCGAATTGTCCCAGAGAACAATTTTTAAAAGGTGTTTAATATGGAATCTGCTTTTGACCAAACCCTGAAGATGCTTAATGAAAAATTTAAGGGAAAGACAATGCTTGATATTACTGAAACCGCCGAAGCCTATGGGTTTAAAAACCCACAGTCTATATACAATGGCTTGCGGAAAAACGCTGTTTCCCCCTTTCCTGTCAAACCTATAAAAAGGTGCGGTAAATGGTTTTTTAATATCGTCCACATCGCAAAAGACCAGGCTGGGGGGGATGAGCATGCAACTAAATGATCATACCATGCTTGATTATGCTTTAGCGTATGAAGAGCTGGGGTGGTTTATCCTGCCATTGAAACCCGGAGAAAAGAGGCCATATGTTGAATGGAAGGATAGACGGGATAGGCGCCCTGATAAAGCTGAAATAACATCCTGGTTTCAAAAATTCCCCGATGCTCAGATAGGCATGGCTACAGGTAAATATTCAGGTATAGATGTGCTTGACTTTGATAATACAAGCGTATCAATACCACATTTTGAAGCGGTGGTGCATGATCTTCCAGAAACCTTCAATGTTATATCCGGAAGAGCAGATGGCGGGCAACATGAATATTATAAACATAATGGCTCAGCTTTTAAGAATATCGTAAAGCCGAAGGATAAAAACGGTTTCAAGATAGACGTGGATGTCAGGACAACCGGTGGTATCGTCGTATTGCCACCATCCAGACATAAGGACGGCCCCATCTATAAATGGGGAAAACTAAACCCATTAGATATGGATGACTGGCGAGATGAACTCCAGGAGATGCCGAAGAAAATGGTTACATTCTTTGAGAATGCTTCCAGCTCTGATGGGGACTCAGTAAAACTAAATTTAGAACAAATTTTATCAGGGATTGGAGAAGGGGAACGAGATGTTCTCATTTTCAAATATTGCTGTAGGCTCCGGGCTAAAAATTTAGAATACGCTGAAGCCAAAGCAATGGTGATTAATCTTGCCAACGACTGCAAACCAAAGTTCCCAGTAAAAGAAGCGATTAAGAAACTTGACCAGGCCTGGAAGTATGAGCCTGGACAGAAATCTCTTCCAGCACCCCCGAAGGTGTTACCCGCCGGATGCTCACCTGTACCACTGCCAGTTCCCCCCGCATCCTGGGAAGCCCCAGTCTTTCTAAAGGAAAATACAGCCCCACCTATTGATCCTTCCATTTTAAATGGAATCATTGGAGATATGGCACGGGCCGTTTCCGAGGAAACAGAAACACCACTGGAACTTGCCGTGGGCTTGATATTGTCAGTCTTAGGAACTGCCTGTCAGGGAAATTTTATTGTGAATGTAAAACCCGGATACCGTGAGCCTGTAAATATTTGGATTGTTTCAGCCCTGGACCCGGCCAACCGGAAAAGCTCAGTCCTTATTAAGCTGACAAAACCATTGACCCAATATGAGCAGTTAAAAAAAATACAAATGGAACCAATTATCCGAGATGCTTCCAGCAAGCGACAAAATCAAGAAGCACGGATTAAGTCATTACGGACGGCATACGGGAAAGCCAAACAAACGGACCTGAAGAAAATAGAAGATGAGATCCTTGAGATGGAAAGAAAAATGGTGGAAGTTCCTGTCTATCCAAAATTTTGGTGCCAGGATGTCACACCAGAACACCTTGGAACTCTTTTAAATGTCCACGCTGAAAAAATGTCTATCCTTTCAGCAGAGGGTGGCATTTTTGATATTATCGGCGGCAGATACTCAAATGGGATAGGAAACCTTGACCTGTTCCTTCAAGCTCATTCGGGAGATCCTGTTCGTGTTGACCGTGGAAGCCGGGAACCTGTTTTCCTTGATAATCCATGTCTGACCATGGGTTTGAGTCCACAGCCTGAAGTCCTTCGGGGCCTTATAGATAAACCGGGTTTCAGGGGGAAAGGTCTGCTTGCCCGTTTCTTCTATTTTCTGCCAAAGTCCAACCTTGGGAATAGAGGCCTTGATTCTAAACCAGTGCCGGAAGCACTTAAAGCCGGATACCAGGATTTAATTTATAGGCTACTTGATATTACACCCGGTGAGGATAAGCACGGGAAACGACAACCTTATAACTTAAATCTTTCCGGAACTGCCTATCAAATGTGGGCAGATTTCTACATGGCGAATGAAAATGAACTCAGGGAAGGCGGGCGCTTTGAACACCTCACTGACTGGGCAGGGAAGCTTCCAGGGGCCGTTATAAGGATAGCAGGTCTGCTACATTGTGCGGAGAACCCAGTGCAGCCTTGGACCAGAGATATCAGCCCTGGAACTATGCAGGCGGCGCTTGGTTTGGCAGCATGCTTTGCGGATCATGCTCTTATAGCATTTGGATTGATGGGCGCTGATCGGGCAATTGAGGATGCCCAAAAGGTTTGGCGATGGGTTGAAAAAAACAGGTCTGATGTTTTCACAAAACGAGATTGCTTTAATGCTCTCAAAGGAAGCTTCTCCAGGGTTTCAGATATCGAGGGACCATTGAAGGTCCTGGAAGAAAGGAACTATATCCAATCAACGACAAAACAGACAGGTGGAAGACCATCTGTTCAATACACGGTCAATCCTGAGATTTTAAAGGGTTGGGCATAACACTACATAATGGAGGAACGAACAATGAAAGCAGCACAGGCAGGTGGTAAAAGTCATTGGGCTATCGGAGATGACGACGTTAAAGACGGATTAAATTAACTTAAAACAGCTACGGGAGGGCTGATAAATGAGGAAGGGCAAACAGGATGGAAGCGACAACAGGACAACAGACATATTTTTCAATAAATCACGATCACTTAGAGATCCAGCAGCAGGTCGTATCTAACAGCACCGTCAGAATAACTTATAAACTTTGGAGCTATCAGAATACCCCATGGACATCGTATGAGGCAACAGAGCTACGAAATCGGCTTGTGGTGCTCGGTACGTGGTTGGGAGATATTATGGCTACCAGTGGCACGCTTATAGTCTGGGAATACGACAGCAACCGCACAGTTGATATCATCTATCGGTTTTATGATGAGATGGTAGCGTGACCATGGCAAGGCAGACAGCACCAGCAGCAGGCAGGGACGGCGGGCACCCCCCATGCCTTCCATCTCTGGAGCTTTCTCACAGAGACCGTTGCTTGGTCGTCCATACTCAGTTATTAGAGAAAAACATAATTTTGCACAATTAAAAAAATAAGGAGAACAAAACATGGGTAAACGTGGTCCCCGGCCGAAAGGCGAGAGTAATATTATTAAATTCAAAACTGGAATTGTGCTTAAACGGCCAGCGCCGGGGGCAGGTATGACCCAGCGTTCCAGGAATTTATTCAAAAAGATAGTTGCATCCAAACCCCCTGGAACATACAGCCCGGAGTCTGTTGTCTTACTGCGGTCATTCTGCGAATTTGAGGAATCCCACTATAAAGCGACTAAAGCCCTGGAGAAGGAAGGTGCTGTCATCACTGTCAGCACAAGGTATGGGGTTATGCAGCGAAAAAATCCCTGGGTTGATATTCAAAAAGATTCAGCCGCAATGATGTCCAGTTTGAGCACAAAACTCAGGGCCATGGCACCGAGTAAATCCCCGGCACCGTCGGGACCGAATAGGGTGATGTTCAAACCCCATACAGATTGATTGAAACTATTGAACTTATAGAAAATTACTATATACTTATAGACATGGAGGGCAGGAAAATGACTGAAAATAATCCCAGAACGATCATAAAAACTCTATCAAAACTGGTAGGCAATGAAAATTTTTATGTGAATTACAATCGGTATTTATCAGAAGCCCAGCTTCGCCAGGACCTTTACTTGGTCAAAAAATTGAAAGACTTGTGCTGGAAAAACGAAAAGATAACCCGGTTTCTTGACCCACAGGCGATTAGAGGAGAATACCACCATGGAAATCAATAAAATATTAAAAGAACTTACTGGATTGGTTTGTACTGATGACACCGAAGCGTTCCGGACGAAAGCCCAGGATCTTGTGAATTGCATGGAGGCTAAAATAAATAATCCATCATTCCAGGCAGAATACCCCCTGATTAAAACAGTTCTGGCAGCACTCAGTGATAGACAACTCTCCCACCTGCGGGATATACGCGATGCGATTAAACCCGCCTTGCCTGATACGCCCACTGGTTACCATGTGGGTCTGGCAACATGGACAGTAAATTGAAGACACCAAGCCCCCAGAATGGGCGGCTGTTAAACAGGTTTACCATAAGTGGTCGAGAGGATTGCATGGTAGCGCCCGTATTGCCCGGCCAACGTGACGTTGACGGCAAATGGGCAGGCCTAATATTGGAGAATTATCATGGGCGTTGAAAATCTAAATCGGTTTCTTGGCATATGGGGCTCGATGCCCACTGCCAGAGAGGACAGACCCAAAAATACAGGGTTCAGGGTTCTAAACGCTCCCAAACAAACTAAAAAAATTAAGGATACAATCATGCAAGATCTAAAAAATACTCTAAGTGCCATAGGAAACGCTTTTCAGGAGTTCAAATCTGACAATAACACAAGACTGGTGACGATTGAAAACACGGTCGCAACTTTGGACAAAGCCATGGGCAGGATGGGCCTACCCGGCGGCGGTGGTGGTTCCAGGGCTACCAGCACGACAGAAAATGAACACAAACAGAAGTTCCTTGCCTGGGCCAGAAAGGGCAGCGATCCCGATGGATTGAAAAATATAGAAGCTTCCCTATCTACCCTCTCAAGCCCGGATGGAGGCTATCTCGTTCCGATTGAGATAGAAAAATCCATTGAAAGGTTGGCACTGTCAAGCGTGGCGATGAGACGACTGGCAAGGATCAAAACCTCTCAGGGTGAGTATTCCAAGCCCTTGTCTAAAGGTGGTGCTACTGGTGGATGGGTAGCAGAGAAGGAAAGCCGGACAGAGACAGACACGCCAGAATTGGCCCTGTTTTCACCCCCCATGTGTGAGCTGTATGCCATGCCGATTGTGACCCAGAAACTTTTGGATATGTCAGACTTTGATATCGAAGGGTGGCTGTCGGAAGAAATATCCGAGGTATTCACCAGTAAAGAAGGTGCCGCATTTATCACGGGTAGCGGAGCTTCAGGTGTTCCCCATGGCCTGATTGATGAAAGTCTAATGGTGGCTGACAGCGCATGGACATATGGTAAGACTGGTTTTATTGTCGGTGGGCATGCCACACTGCTGAATAGTGCTGATGCACTGGTAAACCTCCAGCACAGTTTGAAGCCCGTTTACCGTCAAAATGGAACGTTCATTATGAACGATGCAACACTGGCGGTTATCCGAAAAATGAAGGATGGGGAGGGCCGGTACCTTCTCGTTCCTGGTTTGATGGAAAACTCACCTGATTTCCTGTTGGGTCGCCCTGTCGAAATAGAAGAAAACATGCCTGATGTCGGTGCTGGTGCATACCCTATTGCGTTCGGTGATTTTCAAAGGGCATACACCATCATTGATCACCTCAGTGGTGTACGATGCATGCGGGACCCCTTTTCTCTAAAGGGTTCAGTGGCCTATTACACAGTTAAAAGAGTAGCGGCGGGAATATCAAACCACCAGGCGGTCAAGTTTTTGAAGATTTCAGAATAGCAGCACGGGCCAGGCGTCGGTGCCCTATAATAACAGCGTCAATCAGTGAACTGGCCTTCCATCTGGTTCACGGTCCGGGAAACAAACCCGGTTAAAAAATAGCTGGCAGATCCTCTCGGTCTGCCGGACAGAGGTCACCCCCGGATTGATTTCCTGCGGGGTGACTTCCCAAACACATAATGGTGTGGACATTCTCCTGCACCTGTGACTGACCCCTTGCATCCCAGGCGGTCAGTCGGAAAAACCTCGGTGTAACAGCCGGGGTTTTTTTATTCCCCTGGGAGGGGGGAGGGGTCGGGTCCACCAGGTTCATTCTGATTTTATACATGGTCACATATAAGAATATGCAATTTATATTCCATTGATGAAATAGCCTGGTAATACTAATATCTCTGTCGGTGGTCTATTATTTGCATATATCGTTAATTTGAAATATATAAAATTGATCCGCACGATTTTTCTGGAATGACTTTTTTTATATGGAAAATAGTGGTATGCATGCCATGTGTCCATTGCAGTCCTCTCCGTGACTTTTTCAAGCTCCGGCATTGCTGGTTGATTTCTGAAAATTCCTTTACAGACACACAAACAGAATAGGCTGGCAACCGAGTAATTACACTCATTGGAGGTGACGATTGTTTTCTTTATTAAAACGTTTGTTCAGTGGCAAATCACAACCGGCTGATCAGCGTCAGTTATAATTCCCGCCTAACGACAATTAAAATTCCCGAAATGTAAAACCTTAAAAAAATGGTACGACTATCCAAATCACACTCAAAAGGAGAAATCTGGATGGTAAC